GATGCACTAAATCAGCTGATAATTCTTTTAATGCCCAAATTTCATCAAATAAATCAACAGTACCTCTTTTAGCTTCATCAACACCTCCTAAAAAGTTTGGTATAGCTTCACGAATATCTGCAATAAAATTAATGATGCCATTAGCAATTTCTTGAAAAGTTAATAAAATAGACTCACCAGCAACAATAAATGAGTTTGCCATTTCAAGAGCTAGTTTGCCAACGCCTCCGCTTTCGCTAATTTTCATTTCAAAAAACTCGCGAAGAGAATTTGTAATTGTTTCTATTAAAGGAGCAATGTAAGCTATAGCTTGCCTAAACGATGATGTTAAAAATGAGCTTAACCTTGTAATAGCATCATTAGCCTTTTCTACGCCTTCAGCGGTTTCAGCAGACATCACTAAACCTAATTTTTCAGCTTCTGCCATTGCCTCACTCATAGCATCACTACCGCCGTTCAGCATATTGATCATTTTTGCCCCTCGCGCACCAAATAACTTATAGGCAAGATCTGCTTTTTCTGTTGCGTTAGTCATATTAGCAGTAACATCAGCAACATCAGCCATTACTTCCATAACGCTTCTTAATGATCCATCAGTATTTTGTACTGAAATTTTATGTTTTTCAAAAACGTCTTTAGCAAGACCAACGCCCCTAGACATATCAGCCATGTTGATTGCTAATTTTTGAACTGCTTTATCTAACTGAGTTGACTCTAGTCCGCCAAGTGATGCAGCATGTCTAAGTTTTTGCAGCTCTTCAACACTAACGCCAATTGCTCTAGACATTTTGGCCATTTCATCAGTAGCATCCATTGACTTTTTAACAAAGAAGCCAATACCCGCTATACCCGCAGCAGTTATAAAGCCTGTTTTCATTGAGAAAATAGCTTTTGTAACGGATTTTAAAGATCGACCAATTGCTTTAAAAGCGCGTTTAGTTTTATCTTCTAATCGTATTACATACTTTGCTGTTGCGGCATTAGCCATGTTTACTGTTCCTTTTTATGTCAAAGTAAGCTGCCCATGCGACAAGTTCTGTCGTTGACAACTGCATTATCTCTTCGAGCGACTTGTGTAAAACTTCGCCCAGCTGCAAACAAAAGTGCAGATCGTGATCTTGCTTTATTGCTTTTTTGCTTCATCTACCGTTGACTCGTTATCTGCAATTAGCTCAACCACTCTTGATACAACTTCAATGTCATATTCACGCAGCATTTCTTGAAGCTCTGCTGGCCTCCATATTGGATTGCCATCTTTATCAAGCGCTCTCATAATAAGTGACATACACACACTATCAACAATTTTGCCTTTGTCATAAAGGCTCATTATTTGACCTTGCTTTTTGCCATTAATTGCAGCTTTGTAATAAATGGTATCGCCCCATTCTGGAACTTCTACTGACAATAGTTCGCCAGAAAGTTTGTCCTTAAATTGGGTTTTTGCGTTCTCCTTAATACTCATTTGTTACACCGTAGCTAGTGTCAATGCACCAGTGCCTCTAAATGAAAAACTTACGCTAACAATATCGTCCATTGCTGCGCTGCGATCAACTGACTCTACTAGACCAGTGCCTGTGTAATACTTATCGCCAGTATCTGCACCTTCAAAATAAAATTTAAGGGTTGCAGATGCGCCGACTGTAAGTGCTGTTTGCGCTGTATTAGTTTCATCTAAAAAACATTCTGCTGATCCAGACCAGTTAGTTGTTCCCGCTGAAAATGTTTGTGCGCTGTCTGATAAAACAGTGGTGTCAATCATGGTTGCGTTTTCCGTAAACTGCCAGCTTTTTAACTCGCCAACTGCATCAGTTCCAACATGCACCAATCCTTCGCTGCCGTTATGTGTTGCCATTATTCTTGCTCCTCTTCTTTAGGTTTAGTTTTAGTTTTTGTGGCTTTTTCTTTAAGCGACCACCCTCTTGCTTCTGCGTTATGCACTTGTGATGGATGCACCACAATTGCCTCAGATCCTTTTTTATACATTGTTGGCATATAACCTCCTTATGCGATAATAGTTTCTACATCTGTTTTATTAACGCGATACATCGCTAAAAAGCGCATCGTCATTAATCCAAAAGGCTGCTCGGCCTCACCAGACAGCTCAATATCTAAGCCATCATAATCAAAATCTTTACAGGTGTTACTTAGCGTTGTATCACCGCTTGCAAATATGGCATCTTCAATCTCAGCGCCAATTTTGTCTAAATCATCTTCTAAATTGTCAGCTGCTTTGGCTCTAACCTCTACCATGACGTTCAGCATCCTAAATTGTTTGTTATGACTCTCATCACCTAGCTCTTCACTAAGCGTATAAATTGATATACAAGGCAGCGCATCATGATCATAAACACGCGAGTTAAACACGTTTGATCCAGTTGTTGTCAAGCCTGTTAAGGTTGTCATTAACTGATCTCTAATTTGTTTTCTCGCATGAGCCATTATTGCCTCTCTAAAATTAGACTCATCAGACCTGTACCATCGGGCTGCCTTCCAGCAACTTTGTAGGTTTTATCAAGAATCTTAATAGTCTTTTCATGTGCTAAATCTTTAACGTCAGCAGCTGCACAAGTAAACACAGGCCTTACACCTTCAATGCCGTTTACTTCTACAAACTGAGATTCAAAAATACCAGCAACGGTGGCCGTACCGATAGTCGCGTTATCGGCCATCTCATCGCTGATAAAAAACTCGTTAAAATCTTCAACAAACATTATTTTTTAGCTGCTGCTTTTGCTTTAACTTCTGTGCCTTTGTTACTTAGCACTAAAGCCATTCCAACATCTTTTGACACTTCAACAGTGTCACCTTTAGCATGGCTTTCGCCTTTAATGCCAACTGAAGTATTTAATTTAACTTTCATGTATTGCTCCTTTTAAAATTGGCGCAAGAGAAGGAGAACTAACTCTCACGCCAAAGTATTAACGCCTAATTAATTAAGCTGTTAATGCGTCTAACATTGCCGCGAATGACTGTGCGTGTCTTACTGCAATATCTACATCTTGCAACGCAACTACTCTAACTGTACCGCTTGCGCTTCCAGTTGAATTGTCAAGAGCAATATCTAAACCGCCCCACATTCCAATCAGTAGATCATTGAAGTTACCAAAAATAATCGCACTTGATAGTGACTGATTACCTTTAGTAAGCGTGCTAGATACTTGATTGGAAACAGCCGCATTGTAACCACGCATAGAATTATTATCACTCCACACGAATTGCGCTGTTGATGATGCTTTTTCAGTTTGCAATAACTTGCCGCGAACTTTAGAGTTCGTTAAGAAGTTAAGTGCGCCTTCATCAGCATTGTCTTGAGCCACTTGCGTTTCTAGGCCTACGATATGCGCGTAAGTTGGCGCAGCACCGTTTGTACCACCCGCAACTGATCCGATACCAGATGTTGCTAAGATACCAGTTGGCTGGTTGCTTGATCCGCTGCCGTGAATAGCTGCGCGGTCAATTTCAATAGCCAAAGTGGTTGCTAGATCATTACGAACAAAAGACTCAATATCAATTGAGCTTTGCAGTAATAATTTTCTTGATAAGTCAGAGAATGCACCAACTGTCTTTGGTGTCATTGTCACTTGATCAAATGCAGCAGCACTTTCAGTAACCGCTCCAGACTCTGCAACCCAGTAAGCTGTGCTTCCGCCAGTTTGTCTTGGAACTGCAACATTGCCATTAAGATCAGTCAGCATTGTAGCGCCTAGATCCATCACAGTCATTTTGTTACGAAGCATATCGATAAATGAACCAGATAACAGATCAGTTTGTACTGTATGGCCACCAGCAGTTGCTGTGCCGACAGTTAAATCACGCTGAACTTCATTCGGCATGAAAAAACCTCTCGCATCTTTACCGAGCTTATCGCCCTGTGCAATTGATGCTTCTTTTTCAAAACCCGCTTTAGACCAATCGCCTGTTTGCAAAGCGTTGATTGCTCTAACCACTGAGAACTGCTTGGCTTCTTTTGGACTCATGCCAATTGAAGTGTCTTGAATAGCAGCTTTAGCTGGTGCAGTTTTATCAATAGATTTAAGAGCAACTTCTCTAAATTCATTGATGCTTCTGTCGTTGTTTTTGAACTCTTTACCAAGTTCTTTTAGCGATGGGTGTTGTTCAACAACAGCATCGATTTCATTTGATCTTTTAATGTGTGTTTCTACAGCTTTACGAGCGATTGCTCCCTCGTCAATAACTGGAGCTGCCACAACTGGATCAGTTTTTACTTCTTCTGACATTTCGTTTTCTCCACGAATATTTGTAATTAATGTAATATTTTCACCTTCTGCTGCTCGGCTAATACCAATTGAGTTGTCTGCTGGCACACTCACAACACTCACCTCATATGGCTGCCATGATGTTGCTACATACGTTTCAACATCGCCTTCAGAACGGCTTTGGTCAATTTCCATTTCATTGATACGATAACCAATTGAAATGTTTTGACGTATTCCATCAAGTACATCATTAAAAATTTCAGTGCCTCTGGCGCTCTTTGAAAAGCGCACGACTGCTTGGCCGCGTTTACCATCAACCATTGCAGTTTCAACTCTGCCTATTTGATCGCTTGTATTGTGATCCATGAGAAGCGGCGCACCTTCATTCAAACGCCCCAAGTCAACGTGGCTAGGATCGTGCGAAAGCACTTCCATCCCAAACCATCTTTCAACTGGCATATCGCTTGACATACTTAGGCTAACCGTTCTTGCCTCTTCATCAATCGCTTCACGATTAAAATTAAAACTTCGGGTTAAATCACCCGTTCGTATCTGCTTCATTATTTACTCCTTCTGCATTTACTTCTGTTAGAACAATGCCCTTTTCTTTGGCTAGATCTTGTTCATATTTGATCTGGTCGTAAACATCTTCGATGTCACCACCTTGCTCTGCTATTACTTCACTTGAGGTTTTAATACCCGCATTGATTGCGGCAATATTTGCCTGTATGTCTTTTAATGGATCAACCCAGTTCCAGCTCTTAGCTTGCCAGCGCACTTCCATTAAAGAATCGAGCATGGTCATATCTTGGCCAATTGAGTTGGTTAATAATTGCATTGAAAGCCACTGCTCATAAATCGGCTGCATAAAATGTGCAATCATCCAATCTTGTTTTACGCGCCATTGATCACGTTCTTCGATTGTTCCAGACCGAATAGAAGAATAACTAACGCCTTCTAAATCGCTAGAAAGGCTGTTGTAGGCCACGCCGAGGCCACTTGATATGCCGCGTAAAATTGCTTTGTTAAAATCTTTAAAGGCACTGGTTGGATGCGTAGGATCGAAGGCTTGAAATGATGTACCCGCTGGAAGCTGCTCAAATATGCCCGCTTCAGCTTCAGTCACTAAATTACCATAAGCATCTTCTTCACCAACAAACGAGTCACCCGCCTCAGACGTGTAAAAACCCATTTTGCAAGCACCAACTCTAGCAGCTACTAATTCTGCCTCTTCATACGCACCTAACATTTGCATTCTGGACATCGCGCTTGCCATCCAAGTTGCGCCGCGAATTTGCTCTGGGCGCTCACCAATAAAAGCATGAATAATGTTATCCGCTGGCACACGCTCAATATGGCGATGTGGCTGATAAATTTCTGGCTCTAAATTAGTGGATATATGATAAGCCACTGGCCTTCCTGTTATATCAAACTCAATGCCCATTTTGATAACATTGCCATCACCCAGATCTTTGTTTAGATTTTCATCCAGTCGATTGGTGTCTAAAAATTGCAGCTTAAAACCAAACTTAGTATCGTCTTTAATAATTCTGACTAAAACTTCACCATCTCTGGCAGCTGTTTCAATAAAAAGTCTTTGCATCTCTACAAAAGATAAGCGCGAATCCCATGCACAGTTTCTAGCATGACTCCATTCCCTCCAACCTTGCTCGGTTTGTCTATTGGCTTTTGTATTGAGCTTGCCTTTTACAGTTTTGGATTTAACTTGCAATCTTATGCCATGAGAACCCACAACATTAGATACCACCATCTGCATATACTTGCGTGCATAATCATTATTTAAAGTAAGATCTCTCGCTCTCGCTCTTAATACTTTGCCGCCTGTTCTTAGATCTTTATTTATACTTTGCTGGGTTGTTGTCCAGCTGGATGTCAAACGATCAATTTTTGCACCCGCATATTGTCGGCGCATTGGTGCTTTTTTGATCTCTGTTTTGGTTTTTTTAAATGGGTTAAAGTTCATGCTCTCACCTTTATAATGCCGCTATGACCTAAATTATTTTTAAGGCGTTCTGCTCTTTGCTCTTGCACATACATTGCTTTGTAGCGGTCACGCAATATAAGTAAATCTGGTATNGGCGTTCGAGAAAGTGAACGACCTTGTATTGAGTAATTTTCTTGATCACGCGATGANCGCCCTTCAATCACAGCTTCGATATTATCNAGAACAGTTTTAATGTGCGTTCTTGGATCACTGGCTGTGGTGTCGCGATTGGCTAAAACTTTCCAAGTACCACTATCAACTGTAACGCGTTCTGCATCGCTGGTTCTAGTAATGTAGGCTTGCCAATGATAGACACCCGCTTTAAAACTAGCGCTTGTGGATTGACCTACTTCAACAATATAATCACTTCCAGATTCACTAGCTGTAATCTCAATTTCAGTAGCGCCGCTTTTTTCTAAACGCGCTGCGTATTTAAGAGAATAAG